CATTCCGTATGCTGACCTTACCGAGGCGGATGTCCTTGGTTGGGTATACAACAGTCTGATTGAAGGCGACGAAACTGCCGACGAAGCTAAGGCTCGCGTTGAAGCAGATCGAGATGCCAAGGTGCAAGGTCAAATTGATCGTGCCGCCAGCCAGTCTGACGGTGTTCCATGGACATCTTGAAAATCCTTTCTGACCTAGCGGCGATTGCACCTATGGTCGTAACCGTATGCTCGATCATTGCGGCAGTAACGCCTACGCCCAAGGACGACGCATGGCTGGCCAAACTGTATAAGTTTATCGACATTATGGCGATTAACATAGGTAAGGCTAAACACTAACCAACCACAACTAGGAGTAGCGACGATGGGAAAAAATGAAAAGACCCCAATCACCGTGAATGAGAAAGAATACTTCGTTGAAGATCTCGGCGATCAACAGCAAGTCATGATCAATCACATCAATGATCTGGATCGTAAGCTTGCGAGCGCGCGGTTTAACGTAGACCAATTGGTTGTCGGCCGCGAGGCTTTTGTCAATCTGTTGGCTCAGTCTTTGGAGGGAGCTGAGGAAATTGTCGATGAGGACTACGACAAAGTACCTACTGATACTGCTGTCAATTAGTCTTTATAGTCCTGCCTTCGGGCAGGATATCGACCCAGCGCCAGAAGAAGATCCGCCTCCCACACGGGACGATGGAGAATACGAGCCTGATTTTGACGGTGACGACACCAATATCGAAGGCGACTTAAATACGTCAAACTCGAATAACAACAACGTCAATAAAACGTACAATGGAGCAGGATCTGGTCGACAGATGCCTGCAAACACGGCTGTAGCGCCTAGTTTGATGAGCACGGGACAGCAATCATGCCTAAAGTCTTTGTCTGGCGGCGTACAGCTTGTTGGCTTTGGTGTATCGTCCGGCCTCTATCGGCAGGATGAGGAGTGCAATCGCCGTCTGAATGCCATTACGTTGTCAAACATGGGAATGAAGGTCGCCAGCGTCTCGCTCATGTGCCAGAATGCTATGGTGTGGCGGGCTATGTTCATGAGTGCAACTCCATGTCCTATAATCCGCTCAGGGCGCCTAGTAGTGGGAAAGAACGCATTGCTGGCTATTAAACAGAATCCAGAGCTATGGATTCCTGACTATTTGGAAGATAAGGCATTCTACGACGCGCTGTTAGCTGGGGGTGGTGATGACAATGGCGAGCAAGAGTCTGACGGCGGCTCTCTTAGTGATCGCTTCCGCTCCACTAAGCGCGACCGAAATTGACGATTTAGTGAACACGAGCCAGAGCATTCGTGACACCTTTGCTTATGGCATCAAGACAATTGCTGGTGGCGCCGCCTACGCGGGTGAAGGCTTTATCGCACCAGCTATGGCCGAAAACGGCTACATATCCAAAGAACAGCAAGACGCCTACAACGCCGCTGTCGCCGCAGTGCAAGCGGCCACCTACAGTTACGACCCCGGCGCAGATCAATACTTCCAAGACCAAGCCGATCAAGCCATGGATGAGGTGTCAGAAATGATTGACGCCTACGTCGATGCGGCACAGCAGATTATTATGGTTGCTACGGTCAATGAGATGGCTCAGGACGCGCAGACAGCGGCCGACGAGCGCGAAGCAATGGCCCTGCAAGAGTTCATGGGCGCCAACGATGTGGTGCTTCAAGACGAAGATATCGAGACGTACAACACGGCTTTATCAAACACCGAATCTGCTATTCAGGTGGCGGCGGCGTATATGGCGGTCGCTAACGATGAAAACTTGCTTGATCAAGCGGACAATATGGCTAGAGAGTACAACGTGACGTTTGAGGAAGCCGCCTCTATATTTTTTGATTTAGATACAACGGCTGTTTGGGTTTCGTTCGATGATGGTGCGACAATACAGGGCCTACAAGTAAGCAATTACTTTGTTGAGGCGCAGGATGTGCTTACTCGGGCAGAAACAGAGGAATTTTGGACTACAAGCCCGGAAGGTGGTTGTTGGTTCGCGGAGAATCAAGAGGAGTGTCTAAGCGGTGGCCCTTGAAGATTTAGAAGTTAATGTCGGCGGGACGTCCATCAAGGGCGTTTGGATCGCTATTGTGCTCACTTTTGGCTCAACAATCGGGGGCGGAATCTGGGCGGCGTCTCAGTTCTTTGCGCAACTTAACGAGCAGTCTGAAGCAGTCATAGCCGCCACCGCACAGGCTGAAGCGCTCGCTTCACGGTTTGATGACCTCCGTGAATCAAATGCTCAGCGCTTGCAGGCCATGGATGTTAAGCTGTCGACTATGGAACAGGCCATGACAGCGGCCGATGTGGAGAACCTGCAAGGCAAGTTGGCGGAATTAGGCGCTAACCTTGTACAGATTATGGAGGCGCAGTCTGAACTACTGGATTTGCGTGACCGAATTAGCTCGGTTGAAAAAACATCATCTGAAACAGAGCTACGTGTTTCTGGTAAATTAGATGCACTGTCAACCATTGACGAGCGCCTGTCTCGATTTGAGAGAGACATGGACGATTTATGGATGGCAATAGATGCGACAAACCCACTAGGTGGTAACTAATGGATAAAGCAGAAGAAGCCTTGGTAAAAATTGAAATGCACGAGCGTGAGTGCGCACTGCGCATGAAAGCCATCGAAACGCGACTTGACTCAGGCGCAGAGCAGTTTAAGCGACAGGAGCGTATGTTGCTTGCTATCTATCCGTTTATTTTAGGCTCATTGGTATTCGTGGAGTATTTTCGATGAACTTTGACAAAGTTAAAGGATTGGTAGGCTCGCTGGCACCCACGCTAGGAGCCGCTCTAGGAGGCCCTGTGGGCGGTGCGGCCGCATCTATGCTGGCGGACGTCTTAGGCTGTGATCCTGCTCCTGCAAAGATTGAGAGGGCTCTGGCGCAGGCCACGCCTGATCAGCTTGCAGAAATCAAAAAAGCAGAGCTAAATTTTGAAGCGCGCATGAAAGAGTTAGAGGTTGATGTCTTTGCTTTAGAAACAAAGGATATACAAGACGCTCGATCTAACTTCTCAACAGATTGGACAGCCCGGACCATTGGCTTGATTATGGTCATTTTCTTCTGCTCCTTCTGTGCATTTATTGTTGTCGAGCCTCCCGGTTCCACCTCCATGGAGCTAATCAACCTGATCCTTGGATATCTTGGCGGCTTAGTTTCTGCCGTGGTAAGTTTTTACTTTGGTGCGTCTCAAAAGCAGGAGTAGACCATGAACTATTTTGATTCCAGCCCTTATAACTCTATTGATCTATTTGGCGGATCAGAGCGATCGTATCAGCCTCCTGAGCCACAGCCATATCAAGATCCCTACGCGAGCTATGAAAACCCCTACGCGAGCTATGAAAACCCCTACGCAGATTTTTCTAGTCCCTTTTCTGACATAGACCTGTTTAGCGCGCAGAGAGGGGGGATGCAACAACCGGCGTTTGGTATGGCTCCGCCACCGGCGCCAATGTACTCACAATTTATGCAAGGCCAAGATCCTCAAAAAGAAGCTAATGATACGATGTATGCAGGCGGAACACCGGGATTTGATGAGCGAACAGGCCAATACACCGGACAAATGCCTCCGAGGCCTCAAGGAGGAATCGCGAGTATTTCTGCCGCAGGTCAACCTGTAGATCAACCCACCTTTTTTGCTGGTGATCAATCATTTGGCACACGGCAGGAAGCACTAGATTATGCACGTAACGAATTAGAAGATCCTGACGCGGTGCAATTCGTAGGTGCAGGTCAAACACGAGCACCACAATTAACGGCCGAAGAAAGACGCGCGATTGAAGAGCGTCGACTTGAAGGCCTTCGTAGGTTTGAGGAAAACAGGCGACGAGTCGAAGAATTTAAGGCGCGCAAGCAGGGCTTGATTGATCAATACTCAGGACGCGATGTAGAAGGCGGCTTTGGACTTGAGGGGCGTGGATTTGAAAATGTTAGATTCCGCGATCTTGATGAAGCCATGGCGGCACTCAGAGGGCTCAATGCCCCCGGTGCTGATCCTAACAACCTTGCCGTTTCTTACGACCGCTTAGTCAACATGGGTGGTGGGCCTATGTTTACCGTGACGCAGGGCGTTAATCAAAATCGCCTTGATGTTCCTCGCTTTACTAATCGAGACGATGCTATTGCGTATCTCATGCAAGAGCGAGGTCTCGACAGGGCGCGCGCAAGCAGGAGTGTCCAGCAGAGAAACTAGGGGTCTTGAAGTTTAGCCTTGTGATTGGAGATAGGTTATGAGCAAGCTCGTTGCACAATTAAAGCGCCATGAAGGCGTCAAAAAGTTCTGTTACCTGTGCCCGGCCGGTTTTGAAACAATTGGCGTAGGTAGAAATATAAGCGAAAACAACGGCTTAGGCTTATCAGATGATGAAATAGATTATCTGTTAGAAAACGACATAAAAAGGTGCAAGCAAGAGTTGGTCGCACTTTCTTGGTTCGTAGACCTAGATTCAGTTCGTCAAGACGCTATCGTAAACCTGTGCTTCAACCTTGGATTGACCCGGCTTATGGGATTCAAAAACGCTATGGCCGCAATGGCTACTGGCGACTACGCAAGGGCTGGCGACGAGTTTTATGACTCTCGCTGGGCTAAGCAGGTAGGATCACGGGCAGACGAGGTCTGCGAAATGATTCGTACAGGCCGCTACCCTGAGTAAATTACATGACGAACGCCCTTCTCAAGGACTTCGATGTTCTAAGCAGACAAGAGCAACAGGAGGCGTTAGCGCTCCTAGACCGGTATAAGCGGCTAGAAAAGCAGGATAGTTGTCAGCACGATTTTATTAGCTTCATCAAGAGCCAGTGGCCTGATTTTGTAGAGGGTCGTCACCACAAGATTATCGGAGACAAGTTTAATAAGATCGCCGAGGGCAAGCTTAAGCGATTGATTGTATGCCTGCCTCCGCGACACACCAAATCCGAGTTTGCCTCTACATTTTTTCCCGCATGGATGATGGGTCTGCGAGGTAATCTCAAGATCATACAGACGACGCACACCGCAGAACTGGCGGTGCGCTTTGGCCGTCGTGTTCGTAACATTATCGACTCCGATGAATATAAAGAAGTTTTCCCGCAATTGAAGCTACAGGCTGATAACAAGTCAGCAGGTAGATGGACTACAAACCAAGGCGGTGAATCATTCTATGCCGGTGTGGGTGGCGCAATTACAGGACGTGGTGCGGATCTACTTATTATCGATGACCCAGTTTCGGAGCAAGATGCTCTGAGCCCTACTGCCATGGATTCGGTCTATGAGTGGTATACCTCTGGACCTCGTCAGCGTTTACAGCCGGGAGGCATCATCGTAATCGTTATGACGCGATGGTCGACTAAAGACTTGGTGGGTAAGGTCCTAAAAAGGCAGGGAGACGATCACGCAGACCAATGGGAGGTCATTGAGTTCCCTGCGATTATGCCGGAGTCTGACGAGCCGCTTTGGCCAGAGTATTGGAAAAAAGAAGAACTGCTTTCGGTGAAGGCATCACTGCCAGTAGCCAAGTGGAATGCACAGTGGATGCAGAACCCGACCGCAGAAGAGGGTTCTATCGTAAAGCGCGAGTGGTGGAATATGTGGGAGCAAGACCACATTCCTCAATATGACTACGTGATACAGAGCTACGATACGGCTTTTTCCAAAAAAGAAACCGCTGACTATTCGGCGATTACTACGTGGGCGGTGTTTAAGCCGCAAGATGGAGACCCTGACCAAATCATCTTGTTGGATGCAAAACGAGTCAGAATGGACTTTCCTGAGTTAAAAAAGCTGGCTTGGGATGAGTACAAATACTGGGAGCCAGACTGCGTACTCATTGAGGCCAAGGCATCGGGCACCCCTTTGACGCAAGAACTGCGCCGCATGGGCATTCCAGTAACAGCCTATACGCCAAGCCGAGGTCAGGATAAGATTGCCAGAATGAATTCTGTGGCTCCCATATTCGAGTCTGGTATGGTATGGGCACCTGAACAACAATTTGCCGAAGAGGTGATTGAAGAAATGGCTTCCTTCCCCTACGGAGAGCACGACGACTATTGTGACTCGGCGACAATGGCATTGATGCGGTTTCGACAGGGCGGTTTTCTGTCATTAGAGAATGACCACGTCAATGAAATGCACCCTTTGAGGCGTGACAGAAAGGTATATTATTAATGGCTATTGAAAAGCGAGAGCTAGGCACACAAGACGATCCCGACGTAATACCTTTTGGCAATGCCGTTGAGGTGACGCCTGAGCCAAGTCGTGCCGATCAAATCCGTTCTGCGGCAGAAATCTTGGTCACTGAAGAAGATATTCTTGTGGACGACGAGATTGATGCGCCTGTAGAGATGGAAACGGGCGTTGCCTTTGACTCAAACCTTGCTGAATTCTTAGTGGATAGCGATTTGATGCGCTTAGCCAAGGATGTTTTAGCCTCTATTGAATCCGACAAAGAGTCGCGATCAGAGTGGGAAAAGACGTATGTCGACGGATTGAAATACCTCGGCATGAAGTTCGACGAGGCCAGAAGCTCACCATTTCAAGGCTCTACTGGCGTCATACACCCGATTTTGGCTGAGGCTGTGACACAGTTTCAGGC